ACAGGGTTCAGCACTGTTCATTACAACACCCGTGGGCAAGAGCAACTGGGCATTTGATCTGTTTAACATGCAGGAAGATCACCCTGACTCATGGGAGTCATTTACATACACAACACTCCAAGGTGGCTTTGTAGCCCCAGAGGAAATCCTAGCCGCCAAGGCAGAGATGAGTGAACAACAATTCAAACAAGAGTTTGAGGCTAGTTTTGTAACAGCCAGTAACCTAGTAGCATGGGCATTCAGCCGTGAACACAACGTTCGCAGACTAGAAGATCCCAATGTATCAACAATACACGTGGGCATGGACTTTAACGTAAGCCCAGCCACTGCTGCAATATTTGTTCAACATGGAAGGGAGATGTATCAAATTGACGAAATTCTCATGCACAACTCAAACACTAACGAGGTCGCAGGCGAACTTAGACGCCGCTACCCCAAGAGCCAAATTATGTGCTATCCTGACCCCAGTGGGCGACAGAGGCGCAGTTCAGCCGGTGGTCAAACTGACTTTACCATCCTCCAAAATAGCGGCTTTACTGTGCTCGCCCCGCTTAGACACAACGCAATCAAAGACAGAATAAACTCATACAACGCACAACTCTGCACGGCCATGGGCGTTAGAAGTCTGTTTATCGATCCTAAATGTAAATACACGATAGAGAGTTTGGAGAAGTATGACTTTAAACCTGGGACACAGGTTCCCAATAAGCCTGGCGGTGAGCATGATTTCTCACATATGTTTGATGCGGCGTCTTACTGCATTGACTACTTAAAACCAATCAAACGTGATAGAACAGCATCAACTCAACCGCAACGTTGGGGACACAAAATCGGAGTTTAAAACAAATGAGCAATTTATACGAATTATACCTACAGGTAACCACAACTAATACAACCTACAACAATCTAAAGGATCGTTGGCAGTTTTATCTGCAGAGTTATCAAGGTGGGGAAGAGTATCGTCAAGCGGGGCACTTGACCAAGTATGTTAATGAGACTCCCAACGAATACGCAGCACGTCAGAACGCAACACCCTTAGACAACCATTGCAGATCAGTTATTTCAGTCTATACAAGTTTCTTATTCCGTGAAGAACCCGATCGTGAACTAGGTGTGTTAGAAGCAGATCCCATGCTGGAAGACTTCTTAAAGGATGCTGATCTTGATGGTCGCAGTCTTAACGCATTCATGAAGGAACTGAGCATTTGGAGCAACGTGTTCGGTCATTGCTTCTGCCTAGTTACCAAACCCAACATTGGTGCCATTACCCGTGCTGACGAAATAGCAGCGGGTGTTAGACCCTATGTAAGTCTATTGACACCCTTGACTGTGATGGACTGGTCATGGAGCCGTAGCCCATTGGGTCGTTATACACTGGACATGATCAAGTATGTTGAAGATGTCAACGGTGATGAACAAGTGATCAAACAGTGGACACCAACAGAGATTACCACTTGGGTTGTTAACACACAGGACAAGAATGTTCTAGAAGAAACAGTAGAACCCAACGGATTAGGTAAGGTGCCTGCGGTTATTGCCTATGGTAACCGTGGTCCTATCCGTGGTGTGGGTGTTAGTGATCTAAGCGATATTGCCGATCACCAACGTAAGATATTCAACGAATACTCAGAAGTAGAAGCCAGCATACGTCTTAATGGACATCCAACAGTGGTCAAGACACAGGATGTTGAAATGTCAGCAGGTGCTGGCTCAGTTGCCATTATGCCGGACAACATGGATCCAGGTCTAAAGCCATACATGCTGAGTGTCAGCACTGACATTGGTGCTATCTATACGTCAATTGCCGCATCAGTATCTGCCATAGATAAAATGGCCAATACAGGTGCTGTTCGTGCTACTGAGTCACGCACACTAAGTGGTGTGGCCATGCGCACAGAGTTTGAATTACTCAATGCCAAACTCAGTGAAAAAGCCGACAATCTTGAACTTGCAGAAGAACAAATCTGGAAGTTGTATGCAGAGTATCAGGGCACTGAGTTTGATGGTGAAGTTGAATATCCTGGTTCATTCAACATTCAAGATACACAAGATGAGATCAATCAATTGGTCAAGGCCAAGCAAGCAGCAACTAATCCCAAGGTGTTTAACATCATTGATGGACGCATTGTAGAATTGCTAGGTGAAGAAGAAGACATTGTATTTGCTGAAGATATGGCCAATGCAGCAGAGGGATTGCCTGCTGAGCCAGTGTTTGAACCACACATAATGTGTGACCCAGAGACAGGCAAAGAATATATTGCTCGCACAGAACAAGAACACCTTGAATATGCAGCATTAGGTTACATTCACGAGGATTAAAATTATGAACAACCCACTACCACAACGCGGCATGAGAACTGCCAAGAATAAGAAGCGCCCTAAGCCCCCAAAGAAGTATTAATATGCCTATTCATCGAGCAACAGGCCCTAGAGGCGGCAAAGGTTATCAATATGGAACTCACGGGAAGGTATATCCCACTCGTGCCCAGGCTGTTAAACAAGCACAGGCTATCAAAGCCAGTCAAGCAGCAGCCAAGAAAAACAAATAACCTTTATCGAGACTGTAAATACTCGCTAATTGAGTGTTTTCGTAAATACTCGATAAATAAAAATACTAACTCATACGAGGTGATGCAACAATGACAGACAATTCATTGGTAACAAATAACGCAACTGATGCGACAAGTGATTTAACTGAAAATCAGGCGACGACTGCAAAGACATTTACGCAAGATGAAGTCAATGCTATACTGGCTAGAACCAAGACTCAATTAGAGAAGAAGTTTTCCAGTAAGTATGAAGACCTAGGTGATCCTGATGAACTACGTAACATTAAAACTGATTACGAAAAGCGTCAACAGGAACAACAGATCAAGCGTGGGGAGTTTGAAAAGACTCTACAAGAACTTGCCAGTCGAAAGGATGCTGAAATCCAAAAGAGAGATACGATTATTAAGGACTACCGCGTTAATACGCCCTTGCTCAGTGCTGCTGCTAGATACAATGCAGTAAACGCAGAACAAGTCAAGGCACTTTTAGCACAGAATGTAAGACTTAATCAAGATGGTGATGTGGAAGTAATAGACGGCAAAGGTTCTGTTCGTTATAACGATGCAGGCGAACCTCTAAGCGTTGATAGTTTAGTCAAAGAATTCTTAGACACTAACTCACATTTTAAATTGGCCGCTCCTAGCACAACCAACACCAAATCAAATATCTCCGGTGGTGACAGCAAGAAAGTCGACATTTCTAAATTAGACATGTCAAAACCAGAACATCGCAAGATCTATGCGGAACATCGCAAGACAAGCGGTCTAGCCTAATTACACAAGGAGAATTATTATGGCCGGTTCAACAACCACAACATTAAACGACTTATTGCCAGCAATCGTTGCTGAGGCAATGTTCGTAGCAAACGAGCGCTCTATCATGCGCGGTCTCGTAAAGAATTATACACTTGGCGCTGGTCAAGGTAAGACAGTTACAGTTCCAATCTACCCACAAGTGACTGCTGCTGCTATCACTGAAGGTGGTCTAATTGACAACACTGAAGTATCAACAAGTTCTGCTGTATTAACAGTTGCAACTAACGCTATCCGCACTATGGTTTCTGACTTGTCAGTTGCTGGTTCTGCGTCTAACGTTGTTGCTGATCTTGGCCGTTTATTCGGTGAAGCCATTGCACGTAAGATCGACAAAGATCTAACAGCCCTGTTCGCTGGTTTCGGTTCAGGCGAAGGCGACTACACTGGTGCTATTACTGCTGAAGCAATCTTCAAAAGTGCTGCTAAACTACGTGGTCAAGGTATTGATCCATCAGGTATGGTTTGCGTATTGCACCCAGAAGTTGCCTTTGACTTGAAGAAAGCATTGACAACTAGCGGCACTGTTGCTTTCACAGCAGGTGGCGTATTCGGTGATGCTGCTAACCAAGCAATGGTTCAAGGTTACGTTGGTAACTTGGCTGGTGTTCCAATCTTTGAAACATCAAACATTGACTACGTGACTAACGCTGGTGATTTCCCAGGTGCTGTGTTCCACCGTGACGCATTGGGCTTGGCCATGATTGGTGATGTTCAGATCGAAACTGCTCGTCGTATTGACTACTTGAGCACTGAAATCGTTGCATCATGCCACTATGGCGTTGGTGAACTTCAAGATGGTCTTGGCCGTTACTTGAAGTATGACGCATCAATCTAATGTAAATAACATGTCAGGGGTTAGTAGTCCTGACATTTAAATGCTAAAATTAGAATACCCCCTTGTAGAAATACTTGGGGGTTTTTCTTCTTTAGAATACTGGTTTTTACCTCCTTGACTAAATACTGAGTGCAGAAGGACTGCACCTACAATTTAACTTTGAGAAGGACTCAACTATGGCATACGCAACCCTTGACGATCTGTT